GGGTGCCTCTAGCAATGTTCGGCGACGGATCACCGTCTGGGCGAACATCGAAGAAGCAGTTCAGCCGTCGCTGCGCGGTGACAAACGAGCTTAGGGAACGAATCCCAGACCCGAAAATCTGAATCGTTTTCATTCAAGCCCGCACTGGAAGTACAGGGAAGAATTTTCGTTGTCTTTGCTCTTGGCGAACGCGCTGGCCTGAATTCTATTCGCCTCCATGGTGTCTGTCCACGGCTTGTTATACTGAGGAGCCATGAGCTTGGAAAGCTCCCAACAGAGACAAAGGAAGAACTCTTGCGGGTAGTAGGGAGCGTCCGTTGTCGTAGTGAAGTCCTGCACGGGCTCCAGATACGTGAGAACGATATACTTCGTCAGGTCCTGTGCCGAACCACAATCCAAGAACAGGGTGGACGTGTTGATTCCTGACTCCCACCAGATGGCCGTGGGGTCTTGCTGAAATGTGACCTGCGCTTTGCTCGGCAGAGCTTCATACTCCTGAACCGAGCGAATGATTTTCAGTGGAACGTCTACATACTGACTGTCGCGAAGATTGGCCGCTTCGATGTATACGGGGCTCTGGGCAGCAGACTGAAAGATGTAGACCGTCGCGCCTGCGCTCGCTCCTACAGTGAGCGCACTGCCGGGGATGGTCGCCACTGCGCCAGCCAGACCACTGATCGTGGTCCACGCAAGAGAACCATCCGTCTGAATGATGCCGATGTTGTAGCCAGTGGCGACGCCAGTGGCGCTCGTAAGAGTTACTGAAGTTGCGCCAGCGAGCGCCGCTGCCGCCAGAGTCGTGAATACCGGATTGTTTGTCCAGCCCGTGGCCGAGGACGATAACGTGTACCGCCCCGTTGAAGTACTGAGGAACAAATACCCGCGTTTGCGGGACCAGACCTTCAGACCTGCGGCAAAGTCTGTCTTGCCCATCATCTGCTTGACGAGCATGTTCAGCAGCAGGGCCGCGTCAGAAGTCTGTCGGGAGTCCGGAGTCTCGTACGGGTCCAGTTTCCCGATATTCAGCATTGCCTGCCGAATGATGTCATCGCGTGTGACCGCGAACGAGTAGATTCCGGACGTAGACATTACGCAGCCTTCTTCATGTCAATAACTCGAGAAACGCAGGATGCGATGGCATGCCACGCATCTTCAGGTTTAATCTCACTTTGGCAAACAGAAGCGCCCGTGTCTTCGCCCATATGCTTCCCACGCGGGCAGATATTCCACCCGTAGTGAAGCATGTGGCATGCGGGGACGCCTGTTCTGAGCTTGCACTCAGACTCTTTAGACCACAGAGACCAAGTATTGATCCAGTCTCGGGTCAGATTTTCTTCAGATGAGTGGCTTAGAAACACCACTTTCTGGACCTCCATGCACGCGGCTGCGTTCAGAACGCCAGTTTCCGGCCCAATGACAACGTCAACTTCAGCCAGCATGGACAAGGACTCACGGATAGACCACTTACCGCAAGTCCTGATTATTCTGGGCTCGTTCTCCCAACCCGCTTCTAGCATTACGCAGTCAGCGCCACCCACCAAGATGACACGAGAAGTGGGGTACTGGAGCATCAAACTCGCGAGAATGTTGTCCAGAAATGGCCACGTCTTGTGAACACTGGAGCCCGCCAGCGACCACATGATCACCGGACCCGGACCCCACTTTTCTCTCTGTTTCCTAGCCCATTTACGCTCGTCTGCCGTAGCATAGAACTTCACTTGAGGCTTATGCGGAATGCGCGCCAACGCATGCTGATGCTCCAAGTAGTTAAAATTCATCATCTTGTGACGAAGTTCAGGAGGCCACGTAGCTTGGATGCGATCTGGCAGTGACAAAAGCGTTCCTTCTACCGATTCGCTCAGATTCACCCACCTATCGTATTTCTTCGCATGCCAAGCCCAGAATTCTCCGAGATTACCATTCGGCACTTGATCCTTATCGAAGAGAACAAGCCTATCGATGTGAGGATCGTGCTGAATTACATCACTGCCGGGCGGGCTAGCGAAGACAGTGACATGAAATCCTTGGTCCTTAAGCCCCTTAAAGACCGAACTTGCCTGAATGTTGTCACCGAACGCGCCGTACCGGACCACGCAGGCCGTCTTTTCAGGCTTGGGCTTCTTCCAAGACTCAATTTTCGCCGATGCGCTCAGTTTCTTGAAGACTAGCAGGAAACTGTACTCATCCGTGTCATTCCGCTCCTGACAATCAATCAGGTCCCACCCCGAGGGCATCGCATCGATGACGTCCTTGGGGCGAAAATCGCGCTTGTGGTCCGGATTAGCACCCGGCTGACCGATGTTGGGGTAGAAATCTGCATGCGGCAGATACAGAATCAGATACCCGCCCTGCCGAATGACCCGCCACCATTCCTTAAGAGTCTTTTCCATGTCCACTACGTGTTCAAGCGTGTGACTGGAATAGATAAAATCCATGCTAGCAGACCCGAAAACACTCAGGTCATCTGCCTCTGACATGATGTCCGGCTTAACAGAGAAGCCGAACTGAACGTGGTTCATGTTATCCACGCTGATGACATGGGGGAGAACCTTAAAGTCCCCCGCGCCCACGTCCAATCCCCGACCACGAAGGTACGGAGCTACCTCCCAGACAATCTTCTTAGACTCCGCCTTGTACGGAGCTTTTGCATCCCAGACCATTAGACTTGAAGTTCTTCAGGAAGCTTCCACATCTCAGTATCTTTGTACTTATACTTGATGATGTTTAGAGTAACTGCCGCCTTCTGAACATCCTCCCACTGTTGGTTTGATTGATCAGCCGCCTTGTAGACTACGCTCTTAGAAACCGGGCCTCCCTTAAGCACGGTGCAGATGAACGTACCTGCGTTTGAAACTTCGGCGGTGGGAATGATGGTATCTAGATTGATCTTTTCGCCAACTTCCTCCTTAGGCGGTTCAGGGTCTAGTTCGTTGCCCTGACCATCGAAGTACACACCATTTTGAACGAACGATGCACGGTTATGACCGTGCACCGTACCGAAAGGCTTGTTCTTATCGAGTTTCACATCCGATCCAGATAGTTGTTGCGCTCGATGAACCCACCAGTGTCGCCATAGAAAAGGTCCGTATGCTCACCATTGTACTGGTCATCACTACCAGACATGGCGACACGCTTGAACCCATTCTCTATGGATTCTTTGTTGTAGTCCTTAGACACGTCCGTCTGACCGCCCATGCTGAAGGGTTGGCGATGCTGCTCGGAAAACTCCTTCGGAATATCCATGTCGGCAGGCATCTTGTTGAATCGACGCATATCAACATCGTCAGCAGTTTTCGGGCACCACGACTTTGGATTGTTCTGTGGCTGACGAGCAGATTCGAAACTAGCCCACTGCTCAGGCGGCTCATCCTTCGGAGGATTGCTGCTGATCTGAAACTTCTCTTGCAAGGAACGCATTTGATTCTCCCATGGAATTGAGGGGGCACGAAGCCCCCTCAGGTCAGTCACCTCTCCCGAGGTTACTCCGGAATGTCACGCGGGGCGGGCATCCAGCCGTCACCGGGATACGACTCAGCCGTCAGCTTGCGCATCGGCATGTCGTGAATCTCGGCGTTCTCTTGGTTCGAGATGTCCATGCCCGGAGGCAGAAAATTGAACTTCGCAGCCTCGCCGTAGGGCGTGTCTTGCTTGTCCAAATACCCGTCCGTGATGAACCCCGACTTTTCGCCGATGTCGTCGTACAGACCATCCAGACCACGGATCTTTGCAGACACGCGATTCAGTGGCTCGCCGAAGGCTTGGTTCGTACCGCGCATCTGACCGGCGCTTTCACCGGCTCGATTCTGGTCCTTACCTGCCATCTTCGGAGCAAGCGTCATATCCGCCGCATCCGACGCGACCCCGCGAAACTTCTTCTTGGAAGAAGCATTTCCAGCCATGATTACTCTCCTTAGTGCGGGCTGACGTTGGCAAACTGAGCGACAGCGTATTCCAGCGCGTAAGCCGACACAGCCGTCGCATCCGTACCACGCAGGATGTGGAACGTGTCGCCGGGGTTGAGAACAATGCCGAAGTCGGCCGTGTTCGTACCAGCCTGAACGTTACCGCTCGTGCCCGTACCGCTGAGCTGAACACGAGTGAACATGCCCGCCGTCGTGGTGATCGTGCCCGTGCCGGTAGACAACGAGAACGGACCGTGGGTCGCCGTGGTGACCGCAGCACCATTGATCACATGGATGCCGTAGAACTGATCCCCGTTGATGTTCACCGCCGTGCCGGTGCCGTTCCAAGCGGTCTGGGTAGACGTTCCGGCGGTGATGGCGGCAGCCATGATCGACAACGCTTGCAGAGTGGTGAAGGCGACGAACTTGCTGAAGTTCGTGGACGCACCCGCCGCGTTCTGGCCAAACCCATGACTGAGCGTGGCAAGATACGTCGGGTGGTCATACGCCATGTTTTTCTGAGACATGACATTACTCCTTTAGACTGCAGAGTCCCACTTGACGATACGGCAGTTCGCAGCGAGCGTGTGAACGATGCCAAATCCGCCAAGATAGTACCACGCGACACCCTTCGAACGACCGTAGTCCGTGGGGATCTTACCGCGCATCTCTTCGGGCACTGCGATTGCCTCTGCGACAGTGTCATTGCCGAAGAAGAAAATCCAGTCCGACTTGGCCTGCGACCACGTAGTTTGCGTGATGCCGTCCGTGCCGGTGCCCTTGGCGATGTTGGTCTGCTCAACGTAGCGAACGTTCTCGTAGCGACCGATTTCCCCGTTCATGATGAGCTTGAAGCCCGTGTCCGAGTACTGGTGGATCGTTTCGAGGTTGTTCTTGAACGTGCGCAGCGTCGAAGGCCATGCGAGCGCGTAATAGTCATCACCGAGGTACGCGGGGATGTTGCGTTCCTTCATGGTGTCGACGATCGACTTCGCGTGACCGTTGCCGTAGGCGATAGTATTCGTGCCAGTGACCGTGCCGTTCGTAAACAGCGAGATCGCAGCCGTATCCGTACCACCCACCGGCAGAACGCGAAGCAGGCACTGGTTGAACTGCGTCCACGCGAGACGGTCCAGAGCCTTGACTGCGTCGTTCTTGAGCACCTTCTGAATCAGCTCCATGACCGGGAACTTGGACAGGTTGTCCAGCTTACCCGAGTACGGAACAGAGTTACCGACTTCAGTGATGGTCAGCGTGCCCTGCGTGATCGTGAAGTTGGTTTCCGGCATCGTGTTCGTTTCCGAGACGATACCACCAGCAGTCACGACGTCAGAAAACACGTCCCACGTGAAGACGTCACCCTTCTTCTTACCTTGTTGACTCGCATCGCGAACGTCGGCGAACTGCCGAAATTTCACGAGCGGCTGAACCGCCATACGGAGCACGTTGCTCAGCTGACGGCTGTACATGAAGCCGCCCAGCGAGTTGACGGCCCAGACTTGCCCTGCCATTGCTACTCCTTTAGCCCCGCATCCATTGTGGACCGCCTCTGGCCTTCGCCATATTCGCGATCACTGCATGGGGGTTGTCATCTTCCTCTTCCTCGGGCGGCGGGGGCTCATTTTTGCGATTGGCCTTCACCGGCTCACGAGGGGCTTGTTCTTTCCTCTCCAACTTAGCCTTCAAAGTCGTCGGCGGCGCAGGCGTTTCTTCCTGCTTCTGTTCGGCCGGTGCGAACTTCTTAGTCCAAGAACGGAGTTCTTCACCAATCGCAGACCAACGTTCGTAATACGACCGAATGTCCCCCGCATCCAACTGAGCCGAGTCTCTTTCGAGCATCAGCTTGTACAGATACGGATCAGACACAATGTCGTTGTACTCCTGTTCGAACTTGCTCTTGGCTTGGGAGAAAACAAGGCGTTCATCTACGCTGCGGAGGATGTCGTCCGTGCTAACGGATGGACTTGCAACGGAGCGGGCAGTCTGCTCACGGAGTTTCCGGAGCGCAGCCGCAGCCTCTTCTTCAGTGCCCATTTGTATAGCGCGGACAAGCGCTCGGTCTTCAGCGTCTTGTTGTCGCTGAATCTCTTCCTGTGTAGGCCCCGTCGGCGTGGTGACCGGCGGTTCCTTCTTAACCGTTTCCTTGGCGCGACGCAGGTATTCATCAGCAGACTCAACCTTCTGCGCGCGCTCAATCAACTCTTCTTGGGTGAGCTCAAGCTCTTTCCCATTGACCTTGATCTTTACCTTCTGAACCTGCGAAGCGTTCTCGGGAGGAGTCTGCTCTTTACCAGATTCAGGTTCAGGAGGAGTCTCGTCTGCGGGCTTGGCACGAAATGGGGTGGTCGTATCGTCATCATTGACGTCCGCCAGTTCGTCCCCCCTTTCCTCGTCAGCCTTATCCGCGATGGCATTCATTCTGGCGAGGCGATCCTCATTGCCAGTGCCTTCGACTTCACCCGAATCATTGACGATCGGGCTCTTATCCTCACCAGCGCCGGTCTCTTCTTCCTCCAGCGGGCGCTGATATACGAAAGGCTTCTTAATCCACATTGCTATCTTCCCCGGTTTCTTGTTCTAGCAGGTCCAGTGACTTGAGGCCGTCCAGAATTGCTTCGGACATCCATTCGTTGAATCGTTCTGCAAGCCAAACATCGTTCTGTGCTTTCTGGACAGCTTTGGAGTCTGTGGGGTCGACTGTCTTGAGGATTTGAACGGCGGCAGTATAACACTCCTCCGCCCTTCCGCGCAAGTACTCGCCTACCCGGCTGTTCCAGAAAAGATCGACTTGCTTACCGAACGAAGCGCGATCCAGTAATTCATCTCGTGGAATTTCCACTCTTTCCCTCCTGTTGCTTCGCCATTCTCTGGGCTTGAACCGTATTATGGTTCATTGTCAGTGCGGTCCAGTGCGTAGCCAGATTACGACGATCTTCATGCAACTCGTGGTTGAGCGCAATCTGAGCCTTCGTCTGGTTCGTGTGGATCGTCTTCTTATACCCCAAGACTTCCTTAGTGTTCTTTTCTTGCAGCTTCATCTGTAGCTGCTGAATCATCTGCATGGCCTGCTGAAGCTGCTGCTGAAGCGCGATGATCTGCGGATCATCAACAGTGAAGAAGCGCGAGCCGTCTGCGTAGCCAAGATGCCCGAAGATCTCCTTGCCCACTTCGACCAAGTTCATTCCCGGGGGCGGGCTCTTCATGATAGCGCTGAAGTTCATCAACGCCGCAAGGAATTTCGAAAGTTTCTGTGCGGGGTCCGTAGCACCCATGCCAACGTTGACCTTCAACGTGATTTCCTGCATCAGCAGGTCATCCGTGATAGAGTCAATGCCGAACCGCTGGAACATCTTCGAGTTCTTCGCGGCCAGACCCATGATCACGCGGTCAGTCTCGTACTCCTGTTCAAGCAGCACGAGAAGCCGTAGCACGGGCTCGATGAACGTCTCAACGTAGGTGCGAATCAGGTACTCAACTAGCGAGCCGTTAGACTGGCTCAGCAAGGACATGTTGCGAGCAGGAGCATTTCCGGCGCCCTGCGTCATCAACGCTGCCGGATTGAAGTTTCCGAGCAGTTCGTCCATGAGCATGTCAAGACCCTGTTGTTCCATGAACGCAGACTGCGTCACATCTGGCCACGTAATTTCACGAACGTCCTTCTCAGGATCGTTCATCATCACGATGCCACCGGGAACGTTGCGAACAAGGCCCGCTAGATCAACATCGACGCCTCGTTTCGCAAACCACTTCTTGTTCAGCGCGAACTTGACGTTGTCCATGCGCTGGTTCGTGACTTCGTTCACCTCATCTTCAACCCCGCGGCCGAGTTTCGGCACGCCAGAGGAGAAGATTTTGTGCGTTTCAAGGATTACGCGGCCGAAAACATAGGGGCGACGGCCGTGGAAGTACACGTTCTTCAGTGGCTGCGGGTCGTCCAGCATCTGGTCATCATCCAGCGTGTGGAAAACCCAGTCTTGACCGTCCTTGCGGTGAATGTGGCGCTGCACCCAGAGAATTTCGTAGTCCGAAACCGGCCTGTCGTCATTCGTTTGAGGGTCATCACCACCGCTGCGCGCAATTCTCGTGCTATCGGTCTTCGAGTTGGCCTTTTTCAGACTAACTTCATGCCACTCACCCGATTCAATCTTCTCCTTGATGTCCATGGAGTACATCGGGATCAGATGGATGAGGTAGGGACTCGTTCCGATGGGATCAATCCACGAGGCGCTCGGGTCAACTCTGAAATTTTCAACCGGGACGAGCTCCAAACAGGGCTTATCGACCCCAGAATTCTTGTCGTAGTCCCAGTACAAGTATCCGATGACCGCTCCAACGGTCTGTGCGTCCTGAAGACCGCCCAAAACGAACTGAAACCAAGGAACGGAACGGGTCAGTCGGTACTGAATGACCTGTTTCATCACGTCCGCACTGATTAATTGGGCTTTATCAGTCTGATCTGAGGCGTCAATGCTCACTACGTCCATGTTCGAAAAGAACGCAGCGGCCGTTGCCGCTTCATTTTTCCGCATAACAGCCCGAATCTTCGGTCTGTAGAGCTTAGAACGCTTGTCGTAGGCCGGACTCGTGTACTTCGAATCAGTGGGGTGCTGATTATTGAACGCTCGAATGGCGTCTTCCCAGTCCTTTCGCAGGTTCTTATCGACGTAGCTCGTGCTGCTGCGATACGCATCGCTCGCGCGCCGCAGCCAGCCATCATCTTCGATGGCTGATCTAGCCGGTTCGCCAGTCTGCGCAGTGGGCGCGGTGTTGTCTTTGTCAGGCAGCATCACTCACTCCAGACTTGCTTTTCATGATCAGGATGGGTCTTACCAGTATTTCTCTCAACCTGCACCGCTCTGTCATCGTACAGAGCCTGCATGTGATGATCTTTAGTGTTCGTTATGGGGAGCACTTCACCCAGATGTTCTTTCATCCATCGTTTGACGGCGGGGTGAGACTTGCGCGCCGTGAAAAGCCGCACGTCCCGACCCTCGTCACGCCACTTTCTCACTCGCTTAACCATGTGAT